GAGATTGCTAAAGAAGATATTATTCCAATGTGTGACGCAGAGAATGACTACTGTAAGTCTTGGGATGATGAACATAAATTTAAAACATTTGTAACACCTATTGGTTATAAAGGCGACTAACTTGTTTATTCTTGATATTGAAAGTCTGGGTATTGAATCGGATTGTGCCATCTTATCGGTGGCACTAATTCATTTTGAACCAGCAAACCAACCTACTTACAAAGATCTACTTGATGAAGCATGCTTCGTTAAGTTAAATGCCAAGGATCAAGTAGATAGGTTGGATAGAACTGTATGTCAAGACACACTTGAGTGGTGGAAGAAAATTCATCCATATATTCGTCAAGTTAGTTTTGATCCATCACCTGATGATTTGCTTGCAGAAGATGCTATTGCAACCCTTAAGAAATATATTGCAAAGTATCCTGACTCTGATAAGAAAACATTCTGGACACGTGGTTCGTTGGATCAAATGGCAATGGATTCATTGTGTGTTAAACTTGACATAAAACCCTTGGCAGGGTATAATATGTATAGGGATGTGAGAACAGCCATTGATTGTTTCAGTGGTTCGACTAATGGCTACTGCACTGTAGATCATCCAACATTCCAAAGAGCAGAGGTTATCAAACATCACCCTGTTCATGATTGTGCTCTCGATGCTATGATGTTAATGTACTGGAAAGAAAATTAATGCAATTTTATACTCATGTATTTCCTTGGGGTAATAAAATGCTGGTCAGGGGATATGAGAATGATAGACCCTTTAGCAGAAAAATAGATTTCTTCCCAACTCTTTATGTAACATCAAATAAAGAAAGTAAGTGGAGAACACTTGACGGACAAGTTGTTGACGAGATTAAGCCAGGAACCATTAAAGAAACACGTGAATTTGTGGATCGATATAAAGAGGTTGCTGGCTTTCAAGTTTATGGTAACACTAATTATGTTCACCAATATATCAGCGACACATATGAAAGTGATATTCGTTTTGATATGGAGAAGATTAAAGTCTTCACTATCGATATTGAAACTGCAGTTGAAGATGGGTTTCCTGATGTAAGACGTGCCAGCGAAGAAGTCCTTCTCATCACAATTAAAGACAGTCAATCTAAACAGATCGCTACCTTCGGTACACGATCGTTTGAAAACAACAACAAACAAGTCACCTATGTTCAGTGCAATAATGAACAACATATGCTCAAGGAGTTTATGATTTGGTGGCAACAGAACTATCCTGATGTTATCACAGGTTGGAACACAGGGTTCTTTGATATCCCATATCTACTTAAACGCATTACCAATGAACTTGGTGAAACAATCGCATCTAAGTTTTCTCCATGGGGTATTATCAATGAACGTAAGATCTTTGTTATGGGTAAGGAAGAAACATCTTATGATGTTCAAGGTATCTCACAACTTGATTACCTAGATCTGTATAAGAAGTTTACCTATCAGAAACAAGAATCATATCGTCTTGACTTTATCGCAAGTGAAGAACTTGGCGATGCTAAGAAAGAAAATCCAGGTGATTCGTTCAAAGAATTTTATACCAACCACTGGCAGAAGTTTGTTGAGTATAACATCCATGACGTAGAGTTGGTTGACAAACTCGAAGATAAGATGCGTCTGATTGAACTTTGTTTGACTATGGCGTATAATGCCAAGATCAATTATGAGGATGTGTTCTCTCAAGTACGTATGTGGGATGCCATTGCTTACAATCATTTACGTAAGAAGAAGATTGCTATCCCGCATAACAATCGTTCCAGCAAAGCAGAAGCATTTGAAGGTGCGTTCGTTAAGGATCCTATCGTTGGTCTACATAAGTGGGTTGCTTCGTTTGACTTGAACTCACTATATCCTCACTTGATTATGCAGTATAACATCTCACCAGAGACATTGACATCTGAAAAGATTCCTTGTAATGTTGAGAAACTTTTAAAGCAAGAGATTGATACCACATATGTTAAGCAACGTGATCTTGCTCTGACAGCAAATGGTTGGACGTATACAAAAGAATACAAAGGGTTCTTACCTGAACTCATGGAGAAGATGTATACAGACCGAAGCAAATTCAAGAAGCAGATGTTAAAAGCTGAGCAGGAATATCAGAACGATAAATCCAAGAAACACTTACTCAAAGATATCTCTCGTCTGAATAATCTGCAGATGGCAATGAAGATTGCTTTGAACTCAGCTTATGGTGCGTTGGGTAATCAGTATTTCCGATACTTTGATATCCGTATGGCTGAGGGTATTACAACTTCTGGTCAACTGTCTATTCGTTGGATGGCTAACGAGTTTAATCGGTACATGAATAAAGCATTGAAGACTGAAGGTAAAGACTTTGTTATTGCCATCGATACAGATTCGATTTATCTAACACTTGAAGAACTTGTTGAAAGAACTTGCGAAGGTAAGACTGACGAACAGAAGATCAAGTATATGGATAAAGTTTGTGAAGATATCTTCCAACCTTTCATTGACCAGACATATCAAAAATTAGCAGACTATATGAATGCGTATAGTCAAAAGATGCAAATGAAACGTGAGGTACTTGCAGATAAAGCAATCTGGACTGCCAAGAAACGATACATATTAAACGTACACAATTCTGAAGGAGTACAGTATGCGCAACCTAAACTCAAAGTTATGGGCTTGGAGATGGTCAAGTCGAGTACACCTGCTGTTATTCGCAACAAACTTAAAGATTCGATACAAGTTATTCTGCAGGGCAGCGAGACAGCACTTCAAGCGTACATAATGAAATTCCGTGAGGAGTTTAACAAACTTCCACTGGAGGACATTGCTTTCCCACGTGGTGTGAATAATCTAAAACAATATACAGGTTCTCCCATCTATACAAAGGGAACACCGATTCATGTGAGAGGTTCATTACTTTACAATCACTATATCAAACGTATGGGATTGGAAAAGAAGTATGAGCCGATTAAGGAAGGTGAGAAGATTCGATTTGTATATGTCAAGAAACCGAATCCATTTAATGAAGATGTGATTGCATTCCCGCAAGCATTACCAAAGGAATTTGGTCTGCATGAATTTATTGATTATGATTTACAATTTGAAAAGACATTCTTAGATGCTGTTCAGATTGTCATTAAATCTTTGGCATGGAACGTAGAACATAAAGCATCGTTGGAGGAATTCTTTGGATAATATTAAAGTAATTCGTACAGGACTCAACGTCACAAAAATACTATCGCAACTTAGACAGTATAAATCTGATTGGGGTGCTGAGAGAAACATTGAAGGAACTTCCAACGTACATAAAGATTTTGGTTTCCCTGTTCTTGCAGCTGGCGTATTACAGTTGGTAATGGGTGCAGTAACTAAGGTTGGAGATTATGTTGGCGATTCTGAAATATCAACAAAAACTCCAGCATATGACAGACACACAGAAGTTGTAGGATTCATGAAAAGACATTTCCATAAACACGATCGTTGTGGATTTTTATCATTACCTGTAGGTGGCGCAGTTGGCAAGCATATTGATGTGGGTAGCTACTATCAAACTCGAGATCGTTATCACTTATCCATTGCAGGTAGATACAAATATATGGTAGGTGATGAAGAATACATAGTAGAGCCAGGAACTTTGTTGTGGTTCAATAATAAGTTATTGCATGGAACAGAGAATGTTGGAGATGAGGTTAGGATTACATTTGTATTTGATGTTCCTCACAATAAAAAGAATCCAAAATAAAGTTTACAAAAATACAAATATCGTGTATAATTAATCTACTGGAGAATAAATGAAAGCATTAAAATTTTATACTGAATGGTGTAGTTCTTGCAAACTACTATCTCAAACTATTGAAAAAGCTGGCGATAAAATCACAGTAGAAGTTGAAGATGTGAATATTGATACTTGTGGATCTCGTTCATCTGAATATTATATTCGATCTATCCCAACAATGGTACTACTCAATGATGAGGGTAAAGAAATAAAACGTCAAACTGGCAATATGGACGAAAGAACATTGCTAGCATTCCTGAAAGGATAACATGAGTATTTTAGACAAAATTAAAAAGAACACAACGATCAAAGATTCGGCTGTGCTTAATGTTTCAAAGTTCTTCACAAAGAAGGATATGATTCCAACGTCAGTTCCAGCAATTAACATTGCTTTATCTGGTCGTCTTGATGGTGGACTTACCCCAGGAATTACAATGTGGGCTGGTCCATCAAAGCATTTTAAAACTGCTTTCAGTTTGTTGATGGCAAAATCTTACATGGACAAATATGAAGACGCTGCTTTATTGTTTTATGACTCTGAGTTTGGTACTCCTCAGTCTTACTTCGATAGTTTTGGGATTGACACCAGTCGAGTTGTCCATACTCCCCTTACTGATGTTGAGCAATTAAAATTCGATATTATGAATCAGCTACAGAGTGTCGAGCGTGGCGATCATTTAATTATTGTTATTGATTCGATTGGTAATCTGGCTTCAAAGAAAGAAGTTGAAGACGCACTTGATCAAAAGTCTGTTGGCGATATGACTCGTGCAAAACAGATGAAGTCATTGTTCCGTATGGTAACACCGCATTTGAACTTAAAAGATATTCCAATGGTTGTAGTTAATCACACCTACATGGAGATTGGTATGTTCCCTAAAGCCATCGTTGGTGGTGGAACTGGTGCCATGTATTCTGCGGATAACGTATACATCCTTGGTCGTCAACAAGAAAAAGAAGGTACTGAAATTGTTGGATATAACTTTATTATTAACGTAGAGAAGAGTCGTTATGTTCGTGAAAAATCTAAAATTCCTGTTACTGTATATCATGATGGTGGTATTAGCCGTTGGTCAGGTCTGCTTGATATTGCACTTGAATCTGGACATGTGGTTAAACCTTCCAATGGCTGGTATTCTAAAGTAGACATGGAGACTGGTGTTATTGAAGACAAGAAGTATCGTGTCAAGGATACAGACACAAAAGACTTCTGGATGCCAGTGATGATGCAAAAATCTTTCGTTGAGTTTGTAAAGAGTAAGTATCAAATCGGCTCAACTGATATCCTTAGAAACGAGGACATCGAAAAAGAATTGGCTGCAATTGATGACGAAGAATAATCCTTTCAAATATGTTGTTGTAGAAAACCGCAACACTGGTCATGATGCGATAAAATTGACAGAAATGCCATTTGATGGTATAATTTATGAATACGGTAAGGTTTCGTTCGATGAGAATGAAGAAGAATCATCCTTGCATATTAAATTTGAATATGAGATTCTAGACTACAATAATAAAGTCCTTACCGATACAAAACCCTTCGAGAAATATATTGGAGACATTCTTCAAGAACTTCTTCACGAAGGTGTAGCAAAAAACAATTTAACTTACACAGGTGGTGTTGATGAGAATAGAACAGGCGATCCTAGCGAACCTGATTCACAATGAAGAATATTGCCGTAAGGTAGTTCCTCATCTGAAGAAACAATACTTTAGCGATAGAAAAGAACTAGCAGTAGTAAACATACTTTTAGAATTTTTCCAGAAGTATAACAAGCCAGCAACTCAAGAAATTTTATCTATTGAACTTGGAAACATTTCTGGACTAACAGATAAAGAAGTTCCCGAGTATCAAAAGTTTGTCACAGAACTAAACAAGACAGAAACTAATGATGAGTGGTTGCTTTCTGAGACAGAGAAGTTTTGTAAAGACAAGGCAGTTTATAATGCAATCCTACAATCAATCAAGATTATTGAAGGTAATGACAAGGTTCATCAGAAAGATGCTATTCCTTCTATTCTGTCTGATGCATTGGGTGTTTGCTTTGATAATCATGTTGGTCATGATTATATTGAAGATTCAGATGCTCGTTTTGATTTTTATCACAGGGTGGAAGAGAAGATTGCTTTCGACTTGGACATGTTCAACAAAATCACCAAAGGTGGACTCTCAAGAAAGACATTGAACATAGCACTGGCAGGAACTGGGGTTGGTAAATCTTTGTTTATGTGTCACGTTTCTGCTGGTGCTTTGATGCAAGGTAAGAATGTTTTATACATTACCATGGAGATGGCTGAGGAAAGAATCGCAGAACGTATT